GTTGGTAGTCACGGAGCATCAATTTAACTCCAGCGACATCTGGCTCAGTCTTTTGTTTTGCAGCGCCTCGTACTCTGGATTGAGTTCACACCCAAGGTACTGGCGACCAAGGTTTTGCGCTACCTGTGCTGTTGTTCCGCTTCCCATAAATGGGTCTAACACCACTTGGCCAGGCGCAGCGCCAGCGAGAATGCAAGGCTCAATCAGGTCTGAAGGAAATGTTGCGAAATGTGCGCCAGCGTAGGGTTTGGTGGTGACTGTCCAGACACTGCGCTTGTTGCGGTCAATTACCAAAGTGTCATGCGTTGTAAAACCTGCCGCAGTAGCGCCAAACTTGCCCTTTGCGCCATTCTTAGCGTCAGATCCAGATGCCTTAACAATGATACCCTCATGTATTGCCGCCTCTTTGATGGCCTCCGCATCGTAGTAATACTTCTGCTACTTGCTCAACAAAAAGATGTACTCATGCGCCTTGGTGCAGCGGTCGCGCACCGACTCAGGCATAGGGTTTGGCTTGTGCCAGATGATGTCTTGGCGTAGATACCAACCATCAGCCCTTAATGCAAATGCCAGCATCCAAGGTATGCCAATAAGGTCTTTTGGCTTGCAACCTTGCGGTACAAGTGCGCTAGATTTTGTATGCGTCATATTCCGCTCATCATTAGTCACACCAAGATTTCCCGCTGGCCCTTTGCCGCTGCCAGCGTAACTATCCCCAATGTTCAGCCACAGCGTCCCATCGTCTTCCAGCACGTCCCACACACAGCGAAACACCTCGACCATTGCCTTGATGTAGTCCTCTGGCGTTTCTTCTAACCCGATCTGTGCATCAATTCTTGTTGCATTGCATTTTTTGCAAAAGTCTTTGTATTGTTTTTTATAACCCTCTTGATTTCTATCTGCACGTTGCCCACCATGCTTGTTTTCACTTTCAACATGATCACAATTAACGTCCCCACCCTCCCATTTTGCTGTGCCATAGTCCCGTAATCCATAGTAGGGTGGGCTGGTCACACAAGTTTGGGCTTTGATGCCCT